GTATCTCGATTCACGCGGTCAGGAATATGTGATGGTTTAAATTGGATATGGTGATTTCGGGAAATTTCGTTACCACCAACAAAAATGCCATACAAATCAAAACGCTAAAAAAAGACCGAATACTAATCATTTACATAAAAATCAACAACTTAAGTGCAACATTGGCTTTTAATTGGCTCGTCTGTTTAAATATCAAAAGCCCGGTAGGTAACACCACCTTTATAAGTAAATTTTAAAATCCGCAATTATAATTGATAAAGTTCCTTGTTGATAAGTTTCTATGATTTATATTATCAATAAAATCAACAACTTAACCTGAGAATGTCTTTCTTGACACTCCCTTTTATTCTGATATCTTAAAGTTCTCTCATAATCTATAGCCGTATAGGAACAAGAATGGACTCCAATTTAATTTCCATATCTAAAATATTTACCGAAAAGCTTTTAAGAATCCCGGATTATCAACGTGGATATGCTTGGACAATAAAAGAAGTATCAGAATTCTGGAATGACTTAACTTTTCTTGAAAGCAACAAAAACCATTATGTGGGTGTTTTAACGCTTGAAGATGTTCCCACAAAAAACATTGAAAGCTGGTTAGAAGATCACTGGATAATATATTCAAAAAGCTTTCATCCATTCTATATCGTTGATGGTCAGCAAAGAATAACCACAATTATAATATTGATCCAATCAATTATTGAAGAAGTTTCGAGACGTGGTAATGACATTCCATTAAATTACACTGAAATCAAAGATATAAGGCGAAAATTTATTTTTGAAGAAAAAATAAACACAAGTTCAAGATCATATCTGTTTGGCTATGACAAAGACAACCCAAGCTATGAATTTTTAAAAAGAAAAATATTTTTAGAAGACTCACCTAATGCAGGAAATATTGAAAACACCATTTACACTCAAAACCTAATAAATACAAAAGAGTTTTTCTCCAGTAAAGTATCAGCACTATCAATCCCTGAAATTGAGAGCATTTATAAAAAAGTAACTCAAAACTTTTTATTTAATACATATTCTTTAGACGAGGAAATTGATACATATGTAGCATTTGAAACCATGAATAACAGGGGTAAACCATTATCTCATTTAGAGCTTTTGAAAAACAGACTGATATATCTTACAACTAAGATAGATGAGGATGAATACTATAAGTCATCTTTGAGACACTCTATAAATGAGTGTTGGAAATCAATGTATCATTTTTTAGGGCGAGACACATCAAATAGATTAGATGATGATACATTTTTATATCACCACTCATCTACATATTTTAAAGAATTAACAATATCTAATAATGAAGATATCTCAGATGAAAGCAAGATCATTAAGATTTTTGATATTCCAGTCTATAAACACGAACTTGAAAAAATAAGACATAACGATCATGCTCGCATACACACTAAAAATAGAAGTGTTCTTCTTGATGATATTTTTTCTGCAAAGCCAATAAATGACGAGAGCCGAAACCATGAAATAACCATTGAAGCAATTAACAACTATGTAAAAAACCTTAAAAAGTCTGTTGAAACTTGGTATTATATTCATAATCCAAGTCAGAGTGATTGGCATCCAAAAATAAAAGAATGGGTATCAAAAATAATAAAAATTGAAAATTGGATGATTACAAGAATTCTTCTCCTAGAGATTTTGAATAATAATTATCCTGCTGATGATGTAGCAACATGCCTGAAACAAATTGAGCGCTCTCTATTTATACATACAATGATGTATCACTATGTTTTCTCTGAACAAACTGAGTTTCTGGCTGTTGCTCTCTATCTCAAGCGGCAAAGAGATATACTTGATGTTGCCACTAAAATAAAAAATACTGCTGACAGTTTACTTAAGATTGAAAATTTACCAGTCAGTTTCAGATCTGCATTTCGAAATGGCGACTACTATTCTTGGCCCGGCATACGTTATTTTTTGTACCAATACGAATATCATTTAAAGTCTAAAGTCAAATCAGATAGAATTAAGCTATCTTGGGAAGAATTTTCTCGTTATGAATTTGATAGAGATTTTACAACTATCGAACACATTTACCCTCAAACTTCTACCGGTAAATACTGGACTGAGATCATGAGAGGTCTAAAACCCAAGCAGAAAAAGCAACTAAAAAACGCGCCTGGCAATTTAGTTCCGCTTTCTCATGCAAAAAATTCATCATTATCTAATAAAGCATTCTATGAAAAGAAGAAAGATTATAAAAATGGATGTTATAGTGAAATTGCTCTTACAGAATATGAAAACTGGGGAAAGGCAGAAATACTGAATCGTTCAGTTGAATTAATGTCATTTCTTGATACGAATTGGGAGTTAGGACTATGCCCTTCTGCTATATTCAAAGACCAAAACAAAAGACGTGAATTTTATTTGTCATTCCTGAACTTAGATTTTTAAACTCTATAGGGGTTGGATAAAATAAAACCCTACCCCTATTTTTTTGAACAGAGAGTACCTATTACTATTCTATTCATATTTCATTAAGATACTTTAATAAAAGTTAGCTAAAATTCAAATCTTGATACAAGCTATCAGGTTTAAAAGCTTAACTTTAGCTAGCTATAATAAGAAATTAATTACAGCCATTTAACTATCGCAGTCATTAGTAATTTTCTTCCAACACCAGCTTTACTTTTTTAGGCATGACTTTCAATTAATAAATAAATCACCTTGCTAATCTCTTAGCTTTATACGTTGAGCTTCAATGTTATTATAATCTTACCTGCTACTTTAATGTCATCAGTACTGCAAACAAAACTTGCTCCATTACTAACAACATTAATCTTACGTCCAGGTAAGAGTGTAATGTCATAAATATCGTATTTATCATCAATACCCAATAACCAACGACCATTACTTATATCAGCTATTTTCAAATCAACAACCCACGCACCTGAGCTATTTGAAATAAATACTGCCTCTTCAAAGGAGTGATTGATAAAACTCAAATCAACTGACCATATACCTGAATCTATTAGCTGGCCTGAATTCAAATTTTTATGTGGGATTTTTTGAATGCATGCCTCACATAGCCCCCCACCCTTCTGCTTTCCTTTCCCTGTAGCTAACCACAGTAATGAAGCACCTGTGTCCAGTGAACATGCCACTACAACATCGCCTGGGAAATAATTGCGACGTATCCAAGTGCTTACTGTGCCAGAGGAGATATCCAGTAATTCGCAGAGCTGCTTTTGCATAGTGAAACCATAGGCATCGAGGATTCGGCTCAGCACAGCTTTACCGCCGTTAGCCATTATTTCATCGTAAAGCGCCTTACCCGTAGGAGTTGAAGATGTGGTAACAGAGTTTGCTTTTCCAGGTTCACCTGTTACTAACCAATTAAGATTAGCGCCAGTATCTAAAGCACACTGCACAATAGCATTACCGGGGACCTGCCCACGTAACACCCAGCCCGCAACGTTACTTTTAGCTATACCTAGATGTTCGGCTAGTTGCTTTTGCATACTGAATCCGTAAGCAGAAAGCATTCGCTCCAGAACCTCCGACCCAACAGCTTTTTCAATGCGCATCATTAAACCTTAAATTTGATTTTCTTATTTACAGATAAGAAAAACGGATCTAAAGTGTTAACACACCACATGCAACACCGTAGAACACATCTAACCAGCAGGAGATATTGCGTTATGCATACTGAAAATGCAAACAGTCAGAACGCATTTGACTTAGTGCAATCTCAAGATTTTATTGCCAATGTCGCAGCGATTTTGATGCCAGCCATCAGCGAAGCAGTGAACGACGCCGTAAACAAAGCCGTCACGCTCGCCACATCCCCAACAATGTCTAAGCAAGACTTTGCTGCAGCCAACCGTATCAGCCTGTCAGTGCTGGAAAAATGGATTGCTAACGGCGTAGTGCTGCTCGCCCCTACCCCATCTTTCACCTACACACAGAATCGCACTAATCGTAAGACCGGCGAAGTGGTAGAAACCACCATGACGAAACATGGCAATCCGCTTATCAATGTTGCTGCATGGCGTGAGAAGAACCGCCAACAAGCAATCAAATGCCGCTATATCAAACCATAACTTGATTTTGCAAGTTAAGAAGGATCTGAGCATGTTTGATTTCAAGGTTTCTACCCATACCCATTACGACGATGCCTGTCGTAAATTTGCCTTAGCTCACAACATGGAAGACGTCGCTAAGCAGTCCGGCATGCGTGCACAAACGCTGCGTAACAAACTGAATCCAGATCAGCCGCATCAGCTTACCGCCTTAGAGGTTTTAGCTCTCACTGATGTCACTGAAGATGCAACGTTAGTTGATGGTCTGCTGGCGCAAATCCGGTGCCTCCCCTGCGTGCCAGTAAATGAAGTCGCTAATGAGAAGTTTCCCCTGTATGTCATGAAGGCTACTGCAGAAGTTGGCCAGTTGGCAGCTGGCGCAATCTCTAAAGAACCTATGACAGCCAACTGTAAACGTAGCCTGCTGCAAAACGTTAATAGCGGTATTCGCTGCTTAACACTGGCCGCAATGGCAGTACAAGCGCGTATTCAGGCTAACCCGGCACTGTCCTCAACTGTCGATGCTATCAGCGGCATCGGTGCATCATTTGGCATGAGTTGAGGGGTAATCATGATCTCATTGGCAGCAAGGCTTAAACGCCAAAGCCCATCCATGTCATACGGACACGGCTGGATCATGGGAGAAAACGGTAAGCGCTGGAATCCAGTAACGCCGTCAGCTTCAGAAGTCAAAGCACAGGCATTACCCAAGAGGAGCAAATCATGGCTATCGAAGGCGATTCCATGCTGGTCGAACTGACAGCCGGTCAACGTGTTGCAGCGTTGAATCATGTAGCTCTGCTTCGGGCTCAACTGATGGGCAGTAATTGCGAAAAAGATGTAGCCCGTTTTATTGCTGAAATGCGCGATGTTACTGACAGCAATTATCAGGATAACAAACGTGCATTAAGTGCCATTTTCTTTCTGGCAAACATCGGTAAAGACCGGCACTCAGCCGATTTTACTGATCTCACTACTGATGAAAGAAACGCACTGATTCGCGCAATGAACCACCTGAAAGCTGTTGTGAGTTTGTTTCCCAAACGAATGACTCTTTTAATCTAAATAAATCAAAGCAATTAATTGGCGTAAACCCGCCGGGATTCGCTTTGCCTGAAGAAAGGAAAATTACATGCTGAATAAATCATCTGGTGCCAGTAAACCTGCTTCATATATAGAACTTGATGTGATGCTTAATGATGCGCGTCGCGAAGAACGCCGCGGTCGTGCTGACCTCATGATATCCCGCCTTAACATCCTGGCCTCGAAAATTCGCCGGGAAGAATTAACCTGTGTCGAAGCAGCCGAGCTGCTTAATCAGGAAGCGGAAAAAATCCAGACTCAGATTGAGGAGGCGCACTAATGGCTGACTCAATGGACATCGTACAGCAGCGCACTGACGAAATGCTGGCTCGCAACATTGCGTTAATCACTAATCGCCCTATCGGTATATCTGCATTTTTCTGTGAAGACTGCAACGCTCCAATCCCTGAAAAACGTCGCCGCGTCATTTATGGAGTTACACGCTGCGTTAACTGCCAGGACAACGAAGAAAGATTCGGCAACTCACGCAAAGGCGGTGCGGCATGAGCTATTCTAAATCTCACGTTCAGCATAAATCGGATGCAGCCCATTACGGCATCCCGGTGTCATTTCGCTATCAACCGTTGCGATCCATGCCGGACTCACAGTGCCGGCAACAAGTGAGCAAAGAAACTTCCCGAAGTGGTCAGGGACCAAGAACAAGTCTGTCGGCATTGGCAGAAATTTCGGGTCGCCCGCGCAGAAAAATTCAACAGTCTTGCGAGTTGCTTGAAGCGAAATGTGAATATCTGACTGTAGAGATTCCCAATCGTCCCACTCATCGAATTCGTGTCTACGGTTGCTCATTAGCTGTTGGCGCACGCTATTCAATGCGCGCTGAACTGAGCCTTTCCATTCTCCGTGAGGTAGCCACTCTGCTCCAAAATTCCATACGAAAAGACGAACAAGATCGTCTCGACTGGATTTTGAGCCAAGCCAGCGCTCTGGTCGATAGTTTTGTGTCTGACCCAAAAACGCGTCGCAAGCAGCATACATGTCGTGCGCTGATAAAAGTCTTACAGCGCGTAGAGGCGCTCTCACGCCATTCAGAAAATGAATATTCTCGGCGTAATAAGGGCGTTGAGTAGATGATTCCGGTTCCATTGGATGCCTCCCTTTTTAATCTTAGCGAAGAAACTAATACCATTTCTGATATGCCGCAAGCATACACTTACCCGTGGAATGCTCCACGGGAAGCCATTGCCAGCCCGTATCCTACCTACGCGGAGATGCACAGCCGCAGTCAGATGATTGCGGCTTTAGTGCGTGCGCAGGAATTACTCGAAAAACAGCCGACGCTGATACAGCTCGACGTTAAACGCCGCGTCAGTGTTCTGGAAGAGATGCCGGGAACAGCCCGCGCCAATGCGTATTTAACAAAGACATTTGTTGAGCGCACATTGCCACGCGTTGAAACCGTTAACGCTCAATATCGTCTCGAAGAGATGACCAGCGGCACGTTTAACCTGCTGGCCGGAAATTCCGCGAAAGAAGCTGACGCTGCCAGTGCAGGTGGTCAGCTGTGGGAGCTGATGCGCCGCTTTAACCGCCTGCCTGATATGGCTCGCGCCGATGTCGATTTGCTTGCCGGAGATGTGGCTAATTTCATCCTCGCCGAGCTGATACAGGCACACGCGCAGGCCAGCGACGAGTCAGATTACAAATACACGCACCGCGTTTACATGACCGCCGCCACCATCACCCGTGAGCTCAGCCAAACGCCGCCATTATGGGATAAAGTCACGTCCCGGCTGTTTGACCCGGAGGAAGTTACCCCGGCGATCATGCGTATGCAGACGGAAAAGTGGTGGAAAGGCAGGCTGCGTCGCGTCGCCGCATCATGGCGTGAACATCTCCAAATCGCACTGGCAAACGTCAGCAAAAAGCATACCCCCTATGCCAGCAGCATGACCGTATCTGAGTGGCGTGATCAGAAGCGCCGCACCCGTGAGTTTCTGAAGGGAATGGAGCTGGAAGATGAAGAAGGCAACCGCATCAGCCTGATCGAGAAATACGACGGCAGCGTGGCCAATCCGGCGATTCGCCGCTGCGAGCTGATGACCCGCATTCGCGGCTTCGAAAACATCTGCAACGAGATGGGCTTTATCGGCGAGTTCTACACTCTGACCGCCCCCGCGCGCTATCACGCCACAATCAAAACCGGGTATCGTAACCGAAAATGGAATGGTGCCAGCCCGGCCGACACGCAGCGTTATCTCTGCAGCGTCTGGCAGAAAATCCGCGCCAAGCTGCACCGCGAAGAAATCCGCATCTTCGGGATCCGCGTTGCTGAGCCTCATCATGATGCGACCCCGCACTGGCACATGCTCATGTTTATGCGCCCGGAGCAGGCTGAGCGCGTGCGCGAGATTATGCGCGACTACGCCTGGCAGGAAGACGGCAGCGAGCTGACAACCGATAAGGCCCGTAAGGCCCGTTTTCATGCCGAGGCTATCGACCCGGAGAAAGGCAGCGCGACGGGTTATGTTGCTAAATACATTTCCAAGAATATCGATGGCTACGCGCTGGACGGCGAGACGGACGACGAAAGCGGCAAAGACCTGAAGGAAATCGCCTCGGCCGTTTCCGCCTGGGCGGCACGCTGGCACATCCGGCAATTCCAGTTTGTTGGAGGTGCGCCGGTCACGGTTTACCGCGAGCTGCGCCGCATTGCAGATAGCGAAACTGCGCACGGCCTGAGTATTGAGTTTGCAGCAGCACATGACGCCGCTGATGCGGGAGACTGGGCAGGCTATGTTAATGCGCAGGGAGGCCCGTTCGTGCGCCGTGACGATCTGGCTGTGCGCACCTGGTATCAGACAAGCGAAGACATGAATGAGTACGGCGAGGAAACCGTCCGCATCAAGGGCGTTTACGCAACTGAAGTTGGCGACGATACGCCAATTTTAACCCGTCTGATGCAATGGAAGATTGTCCCGAAACGTGCCGTTGATTTAGGTTTTGAATCGAAGGACGCATCTGCGTCCTCTCGGAGTTCTGTCAATAACTGTACGGAGCCGACAGGCTCTGAAGCCGCTATCGATTTCACAAAGCCCCCTACTCGCGCCGAGCGAAGAAGGATTATTAAGCGATTGAGAGAAAAGCCAGCGCAGGAGCAACCTGAGCCGGACAAATATCAGTCTGAACTGAGTCAGTATAGAGAGCGTGAGTCTTTGAAAAAGAGTTTCTACGAGATCTCCAGGTTAACACTGTCCGACGGTGAAGCTGTGCGTATGATGAAAGGCCACACAATCAAGGTTGGGGAGCTTTCTTACTGGAGCGGTACATGCGGCTACCTCTTCCATAAACGGCGTAAAAATCCCACTCCACTAAAGCGCTTCATTGCGCTCGCGAGAAAAAGAGGCATACAGCTGTCTGATTAATAAAACGGCAGTCGGACTAATCTGAGCTGCACGATTGTTTACGATTTTAACTCACCATGATACTGTTTATACATACAGTATTTTTTGACTAGAAGGAGTTAATCAATTGATGGATATAGATAATCTAAGCGAGACGGTTGCACGCATCCAGTTCATTGCTGACGTATCACTGATCGCACACTGCAAAGAAGATGAATTAAAAATGGCACTGTCGATGATCAGCGACATGGCAGGGACAATCGACACATCTGTTTTCGAAGCTGCCATATACCGCCAGGCAGAATGATTAAGCCCCCCTTCCCTCCCCTTCACTAGCCACCTTTCAGGTGGCTTTTTGCTTCTGCATCAAAGTGCATATTGTTGCATGAATCCGCATGATCCAAATTGGATCGTTAAGCGTTAGTAAGGCCAGAGCTGGCGCGGTCAGAGATGGTACATGCACCTGCATGAAAAGCGATGCATAAAGCGGGCAGGCGTGGCGGGGATAGCATTGCGCGCGAGCGGGGCAAACATGTATGCGGAGGATGAGCATGCCTACAGTAGACTAGAGTACATAATTGTTTCTATTAAATTGGAATTTAACGCAGAGTTACCCTGCATAACGTGGCCGTAAAGCGTCCAAACTCATTAGATACATTTTCCTTTTTGATACTGCCGAGTTATAGTTTTGAATAGGCAAAAGTGATCTCACTGACTCTTATAAAGTGGTTGCTCCGGTCTGATGCATAAAAAGCATATATGGTTATATTGCGTAACCTTGAGCATCTTCAAACTTTAAGTGAAATTACCTATAACGTGCCATCTACACATTATAATCAATGAGCATCTTTAGGTGGAACTATGGACATAAAAGACCTTGCAGGTTTGAGTCAACCTTTGACAAAATTAATTGAGGTCGTATCTTCTGGTGTGGGGGCTGTCTCAAAACCGTATCTAATTCGTAAAGAGGCTGAAGCTAAAGTCGAAGAAATACAAATGATTTCTAAAGCACTGAAAAAAGTTGCTGATGAAAGTGGGCTTCCTGTGATCTATAAAAAGGGTGATATTGAAATGTGGCAGAAGCCTGATGATGGCACCCTTAATTTATATGAGATTTCTCAAGAAGAAGTCATTGAAAGCAGGTTGGATTATACGAATAGAAAAAAACAAGGCAACCTTGAAAAGGTAACTGCGTATGCAGCTCGTGAACTAATATTAGAAGATTCGGTATCAGATAAGCCAGTTGATGAAGATTGGATCACAAGTTTTTTTAATAATGCTGAGAATATAACTTCAGACTCTATGCAGCAATTATGGGGAAGAATATTAGCTGGAGAAGTGCGAGAGCCGGGTACTTACTCATTAAGGACGATTGATTTTGTCAGAACATTGAGTCAGGCGGATGCTAAGGCTATACAAAAAGTTAGCCCTTTGATAATTAACTATAATAACATATTGTGTTTGCCATTGGATGATTTAGATTGGCAGCGAAAAAATAGAAGTATACACATAGGTGAGTTATTAAGCCTGAGTGGCTTAGGTATTCTCCATGAAAGTGATATGCACCTTAAATTTTTCATGTCTCCAGATGACAAAATGCATCATTTGACTCTAGGTGAGTATGTGCTTGAAATTAAAAGAGGTAGCGTCAATGCCGAAATCAACCTGCCAGCTAAAATTGTCACAACCATTGGTAGCGAAGTACTTTCACTTTTGCCTCCCCCTAATGACATAGAATATCTTAAGGTTATTGGTGAGGTAATAAGGAGGAAAGGAGCTGAAGTTAGGCTGGCGCAGGTGAGTAAAACTTTCGAAAGTGGGCGGGTAGAGTACATATATATATAATTATTGATTTTATGAGGCAGTAAAAATACTGCCTCCATATCTTTAAAGCACATAGTCATTAAATGAGATTACATTTTCTCCTATCCATGCATTCATTTCCTTCATACGCTCCTGCAGCGGCGTTAGCTCATTCCTGACAAATACCTGCGCCGCTTTTACCGCATCACCAAATCCGCCGGAGTTGTCCGGGATAATTCCCATCATCTGAGGCGGCACGCGGTGCGCGCTTAACAGATCGTCGCGGCTGGCCTTCTTGATGTTAAAGAAATCGTCTTTCGTCGCCACTTCACTGAGCGGCAGAATCTTGATCCCGTCCGGCTTTCCGTTTGGCGCGTACATAAACAGATTACGGAAGTTACCCAGCCCTTTCGTGTCGCGCATCGCCTGGCGCATACGGTCAACGTCGCTGCTGCTCTGCGCCGCATCGGTCATGTAAAGGATGTAACCGGCGTGCGCGCCGTTCTGGTAATACTTGCGGCGGAACAGCGTCGCCGCCTCATTAAGCCAAGCGGAGTTAAGCGCGCTGAGGTATTCCGGCAGGCCGTAAAGCTCCTGATTGATATCCGGCTCAAGCAGGTGAAACACGCTGCCGGCCGAAAATTCGTGCGGCTCCTTCCAGTCATTCACAAACCAGTAAACGCCATCCTTCACGCCTCTGCGGGTGAATTTGGCCGGGGTGGTTTCAAGGCGCAGCGGTTTACCCAGGCCATTACGGCGCAGCTCGGCAAAGGCATTACCGAATACAAGATAATCAAGCGCAAACTTGCTGAACTCCTGCTGGCTCATCATCGGGTGCGGGATAAAGGTTGATGCCAGAATGTTGCGCTTTACGTAAATCGGCGAGCTGTGATGCACGGCCGAGCGCAGGCTTTTAGCCAGCCCGCTAAAACTGACCGGCGGCTCAAACCAGCGCCCGTTACCGATGCACTCTGCATAATCCAGAATGTCGCGCTTATCCATAACCGGCGTGGGGTCGCCAAAGGTAAACGCCTCGGCGTGCTGCTGCGGTGCGGTTGCCTGTACCGGCTGCGCGGTGGCGGTGTGAGCCTTGCGGCCTCTGCGTTTGCTCATCAGTAAAATTCCAGAATTGAGGGGTTAGCGCCGCCGCTGGCTGCGGTAAGCGGTTCGTTTAACAGTGCGTGCATGATTGCCCAGGCTACGTCTGCGTGGCTGGCCTCTTCGCTGCGGCTCGCCTCATAGGTTGAGCGGTTGCCGCTGGCCGTCATGGTTTTGCGGATAGCCATAAACGACTGCGTGATATCCGTCGCCCCGGCGTCATATTCAAGCCGCCCGCTGCTGATGGTGTCTTTTGCCTTCAGCACCATTGCGGTTTTAACTTCAGGTGAATATTTGATTTCCCGCGCGGCCGGGTAAAACTGGCGTACCAGCTGAAAAACGCCCTGGCCGATGCCGGTTGCATCCACGCCGATATATTCAACGGTGTACTTTTTGGTTAAGTCCTCGATAGATTTCGCCTGCGCGGCAAAGTCCATGCCCCGCCACTGGTGACGCTCCAGCACGCGGAACTTTCCGCCCGCAACGAGCGGCGGCGCGATAACCGCACAGCCTGCGCTGTCTCCGGTGTGCGACGGGTCATAGCCGATCCAGACCGGCCGGTATGAAAACGGGCGCGGCAGGTACGGGTTAAAGTCTTCCCACTCTTCCAGGCTGTCGATCATGCAGCTCTGCAGCTCGGCGAACGGGAACACGCTTGCCTCGTCGTCGACAAACTCACACATCAGCAGGTTCTGATATTCCGCCGGGCTGTACTCAAGCTGCAGCTGGTCAATGTCGAACAGGTTGCAGCCGCCGGTCAGTGCATCCTCGACCGTGACAATCTGCCGCCACTGCCCGTCTCCGCACAGCGCGCCTTTTGCCAGGTGAGAATGCGACAGGTCTATCTCGATGCGATCATCTTTGCTGCGCCGCCCCTTGTTAAACAGCTCGCCCGACCAGAACGGATAGGCGCTGTGCGATAGGGCCGACGGCGTGGAAAAGTAGGTCGTGCGCCACTTTTTGTGCAGAGACATGCCGCTGGCGACTTTGCGCAGCTCCTGGAATTTCGGTATCCAGAAATATTCGTCCAGGTACAGATTGCCGGTGTAGCTCTGTGCGGTACGCACGTTCGTGCCGAGGAATATCAGGCGCGCGCCGTTCGGCAGCACGATGGGATCGCCTTTCAGGTCAACGTCAGCCTGGCGGGCGAAGTCGATGATGTAGTTTTTGAAGACGTGC